TCCATCATCGTCATTAGTAATTCGATATCTATTATTCATGTCTGAAGATCCATAATCAATATAGTCATCATAAAGTTCATCAAATTCTAGATCGTTGTCACTATAATAACTTGGATCATCATAGTTCTCTGCTCTAGATTCGAGATAGCTAGAAGTATCTGAATGAATCTCAGACTCAAGACTCTCAACTAGGAGTTTGAGATTTTTTAGAATTAGTTTTAGTCTTTCTTTTTGATCCCTTTCCATTAAAAAATGTCTCCAAATTAGAAAAAAGTTTTTTGGTCTTGTTGTCTTTCCCTTTTTGATCTTTTGATATCTTCTTAATATCTATGTTAAGTTTAGGATCGATATCAATTCTAGAATTATTTGGATTTATATCATATTTAATCATATATTTTTGAAAATGATCAAAACATTGAAACCAGCAAATTTTTTTATCACCATTTTCATTATATTCCAACCTAATTGGAAAGTTTGGATGTGGAAACAGATCTTCCTTCATAAACAAATAAATCACAGGTCCATTATACACAAAAAAAAGGAGGGTGTCAACCTCCTCTAAAAAGTATTCCAGTTTTGCGTACCCCTGGATTTAAGAAAAACCCATTTTGCATAAGATACCCCACGATAAGTTAGATATCGAAAAACTTTATCTGGATCGTGAGTTTTTGGATCATATTCTGGAAGATCATAACAAAACTTGATCTTCAACATTTTTATTCTCCTTAAAAATTTTTAAGGAGCAGGATCTCACCGTACAGAAGAGTAATAGTAACAATACATGCTAACGAAATTAAACCCGTAAGTTGTAGTGCTTCCATAATTGCCTCATTTAGTATAGGTGCGACCACGATAGCAGAAGGTTCCGTGAGTTTCCTCACTTGCCTGCTTGACTAAACAATCTACACCACGATATTTGGTTAGAGTGATCTGTGCATTGTGCAGTGCTGCTCGCTTATCGATTTGCTTTTTGATGAGTGTAAGTGTGTTCATTTGTTTTCTCCTGAAGTGGGTAATTTAACCTTCTCTCGTTTCCGAGGATCCGTTTCCCGTTCCTTCAGTCGGTTGCGTCTTATTTTTTGAAACAATCATATCGCATATGTTTACCGAAAAGATTCCGAAGAGCTCTTTTCTTATGTTTTTCAGATAAATCTGAAGAAACAAGTTGGTCTGCAACTTCCCGTACTTGAATACAAGACATTTGAGGTTGCTGATAAAGATTTGCGAATAAAATGAATTCAAACATAAGATGAACGATCCGTTCCGCGACTTACTTGCGTCCTAGATTAGCATACCGTCGCATTTACCTTCTACTTTCGTTCTAAGATAACCAATAAGATTATACTTAGAACGACGATCTAAGTTGTCGTCCATAAGGATTTCAACTCTTCTCTGTAGGAACCTTTCGCACGACATGTGCCACCCGTAGGGGTTGCCGTCATCATGATGGGCTAAGGTAAACGCCAGAAGTAAACTAAGCATTTGGATGAACGTAGGTCTATTATAGACCATCGTTATTATTTAGTCAACCAGCAATGTATTATGTGATACACTTTTATGATCGACCTTTTTGACGAAAAATTTTGGGGATTTTTTTGCCCCCTTTTTTGAAATCACTTTTCCTTTTTGGGATTTGGATTATAAAGTTTTGGATTTTTCTTTCCTTCAGTTTGAGTAATATTATTTAAATTACTTTTATATTTGTCCCAATAGTGATCAAAGATATCTACTTTTTTATTAGACATTACAATATCAAATTTAGCAACACTATCTTCAGTATATTGAACTAAAAATGAATTCGTTGGTAGAGATACATCTGAAGATAAAGTTGGATCACAATCTTCGTTAAGAATTCGTATTTTCATTAACCCCTATTTCCCCAGACAATATTTGGATATGCTTCTTTTACTGTTTTGTGAGTAATTCTATATTTTTGTCCAAGTTTTCCATCCTTCGTAAGACAAAGAACCTCTGCTTCATCTTTATGAAGTGACTCAAGCATAGAAATAAAAATACTTTCTCTTTGTGTTTGCTTAATTTCTGAAGCTCCTTGAATGAAATGATAGAACTTCCTATACTCCCCCGATAGTCTTGTATGATATTCACTCCCAGCAGGAGCATCTGAGGGAGTATATGGAACATCTCCTACAGGAAGAGAACTTTTAGCAGTGTCGTCAAAATTCCAAATCAATAACCCCTGAAGAGCAGGTGATGCATGATCTCTTAAAATTTTAATTTTCTCAGCTTTTGTTTTAGCACTCGAAACTGCTTGTAATATTTCACTAATAAGTGGATTATTCGGTAATTTAGCCATTGTAAAAAATAAAGTGTTTAATAGTAATTAATCTTCATCATCATAGTCAAACATTGAATTGGGTTCAAAACTGACTGATAGTAATCGGGAGTGAATTAAATTTCCTTCTTCATCATACATTTCTGGGTGCAATTCTGGAGTTGATATTCGTTGAATATAATCATCATAATAAGTATTTGCAAACCATCCCAACATAAATCCCAATATTAAAGATCCTATGCTGAACAGTGCAGCGAACGTAAGTGTAGTTGCTAGCATTTTTTTTCTCCTAACCCTAAAAAAATTTAAATAATGAATTTAGAAACTTATATTCACCCCCCAAACTTGCAACTATAATTATTTAGTATTAAATAATTTCATTTTCTTTCATGAATTTAATAGTATCACTTGCTCCCCCAATTTTAATTCCATTATGAATAACTTGAGGAAAAGATGCGTTGCTTCCAAATAAATCTTTAAAAAATTTATCTTTAAAATCTTCCGGATATCTATATTCTTTAAAAGATATTCCTTTCAATATGAAAACTTGCTTTAATGATTTGCAATGACTGCAACCAAATTTTGAATAGATATGAAATTCTTCAGTCATTTTTTTCCCAATACTCGTAAGTAAATTTGTTATTTGTAATGCTATAGTAAATGTGTTCTACTCCACAATCATGAAGATAAGCAGAACATACTGGACAAGGTTTAGACATTCGCAATTCAGTATAATTTAGTCCCCCAAGTCTTGCAACAATAATTTTATCAGCCTTTTCTTTTGCTTTAATTAAAGCACTTAGTTCGGCATGGAGAAATATTTTTTCGGGACGACCTACTTTTTCTGCCCAAAATGCTTGAATGGGATGAGTTTTAGTTTCAAGATTTACTGCAGTTGCAATTACTCGATTTTTTTTGAGTAGAACTGCACCTACTTTCTTTTTTGAAGGGGATTGCTTTGCGACCTGTATTGCTAATTTGAAAATGTTTTCCATGATAAAAATCTTGAACTTTACCCTCAACAAAATGAATACATGTTTCGGGTAGTTCGTTCCATTCTCCTTCCCATTTACTTGGATATACTACCACATAATCAGTTAGAGTGCAAGCCATGACTCTCCCACGATTTCCATTAGGAGTACATTGGACCAGTGGGAACTTACTATCTTTATTATCTGAATAATTCTGCGTTCCACTATAATCAATCAAGTACAATTGACCAGATGGATCAAGATAGTACCTATCCATTAAATTATCGAGATCTTTGGTATGTAGATCTCCTTGAAACTCTATACCTAACAATTTATAGTCGTTACGTATTTCATCAAACATTCCCATTTTTAGTGATGCCTTAATGTTTCAAGATATTTGAGAACATTTTCACGCACCCACATAAGTTCATGATAGCACTCCTGATTATGAGCACATCCCCGAAGCTTAGAATCCGGTTTATGCACACTTTCAATGAATAAATCCAATCCCCTATTCCATTTATCTTTATCAGTCATTTTAATCTCTTTGCCTCCAATCATCTGTTTTTTCTTGGTGAAACCATTCTGCGATTTCGTCTGCATCTGAGAATCCTTTTTTATGATTAGATGGATCAGGATCTCCAATATCCATCCTATTCATAAAATCATCCAAACTTCCATCATGTACATTTGGATTTTGAACTACTCTACGTGCTTTTCTCAACATTTCTGATGCAGATCCGTTTGCTTTTGCAAGTTTGTCTGCCCAAATCATATCTTCAAGTTTTACACCCTCACCATTTGCAATACATTTACAAATAAACTCCAATCTGAGACGATATTTTGTAGATAACATAAACTTTTACTATATGGATTTTATTTATTTTCTGGATTCTTTATTTAATTTTATATTGTCCCACTCATATGGTGGGACAACTAAACACACATCTCTAGACTTGCTGGAATTAACTTGAATACAAATTGTTAGATAAAATTCAGAAACAAATCTGATGATTCCATTACGATTTTTATATTCTACGTTGAGACCTTTAGCAAAAGATGAACTAATCATTTTTGTTTTTGATTTCTCCTTAGTATATATTGGTCCCATTTAATCCTCGGATATAATCGTATCAAAAATATAAATCTTTTCAAATTTACTTGCAATAACCTTAATCTTAAATATGCAAGATGAATGGAATCAGGATTTGTAATCCAAAGGTATAATATAAAAGAAAATACTGTTACTAATAAGTAGTAATAGTGAACTGTACTCACTTGTCTTCTTTTATAAGAGTTGCATCATGAGCAAAGATTTCAAGACCTTTATCAGTCAAGATATGTTCATGCATTTGATCAAAGATTTTTGGTGGCATTGTTACAACACTAGCACCATTATACCATGACCTCACAGCACGTTGAACACTGCGTATAGATGCTGCTAATACCTGAGTTGAGCATCCATGAATACGATATACCTCAGAGATAGATCTGACCACCTCAAGTCCTGCTACAGACTGATCATCCAATCTACCAACGAAAGGAGAAACATATTTAGCACCAGAATTTGCAGCAAGAATTGCCTGTGCTGCAGAAAAAATAAGAGTTACATTAACATTTACACCATTATCATAAAGTTGTTTACATGCAAGCAAACCATCACGGGTAATGGGAACTTTAATAGTGCTACAATGTCCGAATTGCTCATAAAGTTTCATACCTTCAGAAATCATATCATCCGCAGTACCCATGACCTCCATACTAATGTCTGGAACTCCAATAGCTTTGATCTCTTGATAGACATCTTTAGGATTTCTACCACTCTTCATGATGAGTGTGGGGTTAGTAGTAACTCCACTAATCATTCCTGTACCAAAATATTTTCCAATTAATACAGTATCTGCTGTGTCTAGAAAGATTTTCATTATTTTTTATAAATCTCCTTTATATTATAAGACATTTTGAACACTATTGTCAACTGCATAATATGCATTTGACAAACTCCAAATTATGAGAGAACTAATTATTGTAAAAATTAATATAGCTTTTAAATAAATCATGTTATTAAAAAAATCATTCAGGGATTTCTAGGATCAATTCCCAAACTTTTGAGATATTCAATCCACCAATCGGCATCTTTAATATATCTCCAATTAGGAACATCTTTACCTTGCTCTACAACATAATATTGATATAGAGCTTCATCTATAGTCTGTGCGATCTCCATATTCTTCATCCTCCTCATCAACGTCTGCATATGCATTTCCCACAAATGGTCCTCGTTTTCGTAAAGGTTCTCTTCTGACATATGATTGTTCCGAATTAACTGCTGAGATCCATACAACAAATTTCATTAATAGAAAAACAATTACCAGGGGTGAAAGACATAGTAGTAAAGTATAGTTCATTTATAATCCTTTAAAGTAATACCAGTTATCATCCTCGTTATCATCTCCCTCCTCTTCATCTTCTTCATCCTCTTCATCATCATACAATGAGCAAGGCTCTTCAAATAATTGATCCATCCTCAGTTGTTTTACTCTCTCTGTGAGTTGTTTGTGCAACTCCCTCTGCTCGTCTTCATTTAACATTGTGGTTTTTTATAAATGGTTCCCAGTGTTCCCAATTATATTTGTGAACTGCCCACATACCAATGATAGGAACAAAAACTAAACATAAACAAAGTATACTTAATGTATATGGATTATTTAGTACCCATGCAGAAAAATGAATCATATTAGTTACCTAAAATACATTTTTAATCCCACCGAAAATCTTCCATCATCTATTTTGGACATATCCGTAATATATTCAAAGAATACTTTTAGGTCCTCATCACCATCTTCAAGACCAAGAGATATTAAAGGTGCATCGACTTTTACTTTATCAGTATCAATGGGGGAATTCAATGATACCCCAGAATACAAAGTAGTTTTCGATGTGATTGGTGCAAGAAACTTAACTCCAATATGATTCAGTCCTGGATGATCATTTGATTGTCTTGGACTAGATTGATGCTCAGCAAATAAACGGATATGATCTCCCAAATCTGTTTGAATACCAAACATTCCCATTGGTTCTTTAAAATCTAAGACTTCATTTTTATCCCATGGATCTACATTTAAAGACATATAAGTCTCTATTTGAGAAGGTGTAATAAAACCTCCAATAATTGTTGAGATTACGCCAACCATGGACCAAAGTCCAACCCCCTCGAATCCAACCATTTTAGATATACCATATATAAGTATTTATTAAGAAGGGTAATCCCAGTCTGTAATAAATTGTGTTTTATGAGTAGGACCCCACTGCTCATCATGATAGATGTAAGGTGCGGTTCTAACTTTACAATTATCACCAGTGCAGATTAGATCGTCAACGATTCGCCAGGATTCCAACACTTCCTCAGAATGAACAAAGTGTGATTGATCATCATTGATCGCATCATAAAGAAGTTTCTCATAACCATCAACACCCAACCAATCAGGATAACGATGTGTCAGAGTAGCT